GTATCCAAGAAAACGATTGTGGTTGATTTGTACCTTGCCTTGCTGGTAGCGGTATTGCAAGCCCATCTTTACATTCTGGCTTAAGGATTGTGATTCCTGCTGGGCCAGAGATGCCATGATGGTGATAAGAACTTCGCCCTTAGCATCCATCGTGTTGATAGACTCTTTTTCAAACAGAACAGGAATGTTCATGTCTTTGAGCTGTCGGATGTATTTTAGGCAATCCAGTGTGTTTCTGGCAAATCGGCTAATGGATTTGGTAATAATCATATCAATATTACCAGCCTTACAGTCATCAATCATGTGATTAAATTCTTCACGTTTCTTTGTATTAGTGCCAGAGATACCGTCATCGGCATAAATACCGGCAAATTCCCAATCCGGATTTTTTTGAATATATTCTGTATAGTGTTCTACCTGAGCTTCGTAGCTGGTAGCCTGCTCATCGCTGTCTGTACTGACACGACAGTACGCTGCGACTCGGAGCTTTGGTTTTTCTTCTTCCTGCTTACGAGCGTTGTTTCCAACTTGTCGCCTTGCAGGAATCAACATTACATTTCCCATTATTGACTCTCGCTTTCTATGAGGCTGTACAGATACTCTGCCTGTTTCATAGGATTGTCGTGCAGGGTAGCAATCTCACCCATATGGAAATGTGTAGGTATCTGCAGCTTCCTCATCTGTGTTTGCTTATTATTTCGTCCGAGCGCTGTGGCTCGGCGTTTACGTTCTTCTTGTGCTTTCTGGTAGGTCTCCTTATCGATGATGGCAGGGTAGAAACTGTCGCCAAGATAATGGACAGTTCCCATCAATCGCTTTGCTGTTCCGTGATAGGTTGGTATCCCAGCTTCCGCAGCAGCCTTTGATAATGACATGCCACTCAGATAATTTTTATAAAGTTGTCGGAGTTTTGCGGCAGCAGGTTCGTCTATAATTGCTATGCCATTTTCAATCCGATAGCCAAAGGGTGTATGGCCCATCTAATCACCAATCCTTTCTGTGAATGTTAGACCACATTTCATTACAAACCTGATTTCATTTCTACCGCTAATCTCAATGTGGTCTGCGTAACTTTCAAAAAGCTCCTCGCTGTAGTTGGTAAGCATATCGGCATGAGATACAAAGTGGAGCAATAGATTTGTCTCCGTAACCTTTGCCGAGTCACCAGTCATGCAGATAGTGATTGCTTCGATATCTGAACGATAAGTCTCGGCCTGTAGGAGGAGCGCATTCGTTTCCTGATTATATAAAATCTGGTCGATGTAGCCCTGCGCCATCAACTTTGTTAAGGTTTCTCGCTGTTCACTGTTCTGGTCGAGAAGTAACTCCAAGTGTTGAATACGCTGGATTGCTTCATCACCAGAGGAATTCTCTAGAGCTTTCAGGTACGGAGCAAGTATTAAGCGATGCCCGTAGATAAGTTTATTCAGCATCGTTACAAATGCAGCTTTTATATCATCGTCTCTTACATACTTCATATGGCAGGTGGACTTATCCTTCAAATGAGTGTTGCAGGCCCATGCTACATACTTGTAGGTGGTGCAGGTGTGAATCCTTCGCTTAAAGGTGTCACCACATTCTCCGCAGATTATTTTTCCTGAAAAAGCATATCGCTTTTGGTATTTGTCACTGCCTTTTTTGACACCTTTCTCAAGAGCACGCTGTGATACCAGCGCATTTGCTGCATTAAAGTCTGCGTGGCTGATAATGGCTTCATGATGATCAGGTACCATGTACTGATCAACCTCTCCATAATTTGTGTGGCGATTGAAGTTTTCGTCCGTGTATGTTTTTTGAAAGATGACATCACCCGTATATTTTTCATTGGCGAGAATGCCTCGAATAGTGCTAGAAGTCCAGTTGGTATTTTTCTTGGATGGAATCTTTTCTGCATTTAGTTCATCTGCAATAGCATTTGTACTTTTTCCTGAGAGAATATCTGCAAATATTATTTTCACAACCGCTGCTTGCGCTGGATTAATGATCATATTCTCACCATCCCAATCATAGCCGTAAGGAGTATAGCTTAGCTTAAAGGTTCCGTTCTGGAAGCGGCGCTTAATGGACCACTTGGAATTTTCTGAAATAGAAGCGGATTCGCCTTCAGCCATACTACTGAGAATGGCAAGGAAAAGCTCGCTCTCCATTGAACCGGTGTTTAAATTTTCTTTTTCAAAGAAAATAGGGATGTTCAAGCTCTGGAGCTTGCGGACCAGAGCTAAGCAGTCGGTTGTATTTCGAGAAAAACGGCTGATGGATTTTGTGATAACAAAGTCAATTTTCCTTGCTTCACAATCTGTAATCAGGCGGAGTAGCTCCGGACGTTTTTCTGCTTTGGTTCCTGTGATACCTTCATCGAAGTAGAGACCGGCAAACTTCCAATCCTTACGAGAATTGATGTATCGCTCATAATGAGTTTTTTGTGCTTCTAGACTTTCCAGCTGAGCGTCACTTCCTGTCGAAACACGGCAATAGGCAGCAACTCGGAGCTCCTTCTTTATGGTGCTATTATTCTGTACACCATCGATTTTGGTTATCTTTTTCACGGTAGTTCACCTCCCTTCGTTAGTGTCACATATTAGCTCTGAATCCCTTATATATCAAGGAATTTTGGGCATAATCTCTACCCAAAATGGGGAGAATGTTTCACGGTTTATTTCAGTTAATTTGTTGAATTCTGACAAGGAAATAAGTCCAAGCTCCAGCATATTTTTAGCGATCTTCTGCGCCTGAAAGAAGTTATAATCTTGTTCAATATCGGTCTGCTGGATCGGCTTTGGAGTGGCAGAAGCCGGAATTGATGTTGAAATGTTTTCTTGCATAGTTGCCTCCAATCTGAGGAAATTCCTCACTAATAAATGGAGGCGAGATTGCAACTTGGCCGAAAAAACAAATAAAAAAAGAGGGCCTGTAGGAGAAAACTCCAACAGACCCTGTGAAAAGATGTGTTTTATAACTTCTTTGCGAAATCCAGAGAAATCCATCCGGCGCCAGATTTGAGCTTTCCCCAGAGGGTAGCACCTTCGCCTTTGGACTCTTGAACGATTGTAAAGATTCCCTTGCCAGTGAACTGGCCGGTTTTATCATAGTTGGTACCTGGACCCTTGCGGATATTCAAATTGGCAATGCCTATCTGAACCTTATAGAAAGTATTTGTAGCAGGCGTTTGTGTAGGCTTTGCGGCAACTGGATAGACAATATTGCCAGAAGCATCAAATACCTTGTAACCGGCATTTGTATCCGCTTTCTTCTTAGCATTGGCCAGCACCTTGTAGGCACCAATCTGACTTTTGGCATCAGACCAAGACTTGCGAACACGATACATCTGAGTTACGGGCTTTTTACCGTCGGAAGAAGTGGATCCGGTGAGTTCTGTAGTAACCTTTGTGGCCAATTCACCGAGTCTGGAATAGAGCCAGTTACCCGGACAGGACTTGTTCGCAAACCATCTGTGGACCGTCAGCACCATTTCATCAGACTTTGGTGCATAATTTAAGGTCTTATCCTTAGAGCCAAGCCATAAAAGCTTCTTTTTACCGTTACGTTTGCAAATATCAATACAGAGTTTCAACAGAGAATTATAGACCGAATTGTTCATCGCATACGGCTCAGACAAATCAC